GCTGTTGATGATCTTGTCAAAAATCTTAAACATAAAAACTTTTCTGAAGTTCGTAAATGGGTTGTTGCTAATTTAGATAATGATCCATCTGTTTTACTTCGACGCATTTATGATACTTTATATGATACAATGGTACCGACCAGTATTCCTGCTGCGATATTGGTGATTGCAAAGTATCAATATCAAATGGCATTTGTTGCTGATCAAGAGATAAATCTTTTAGCAGCATTAACTGAAATTATGGTAGAGTGTGAATTTAAATGAAAAAAAGAAATTTAAAAAAAATTGTTCAAGAACTTAAAGCACTTTTAAATGAATTAGAAAGTGAAGTGTATTCTGATACATCAGTATACGTTCATCCTTGGTATGAACAAACTTCTAAAGATAGTCCCTCTGTAGGACCCTCTGAAGATGATGATGGATATGCCGACTAATGAATATATTTGGACTTATTGGAATTTTTGTGCTATTATCAGGTATAGCATCTGGTTTTTTTGCATACTACGCTATTATGGATCTACTTAAATGAAAATGAAAAACATGTCAAAACTAAAGCACCAAGTTAAATCAAACAAATATTATATCTTCTGGGGTGCTGCCACCATAGCTGTTATAATAGGTCAAATTTATATTGGACTCGGTTATCGTATGATGACTCAAAGTGTAAATGACTTAACAGAAGTTTTTACTATCATACAGGAACAAGAAGATTTAAGAAGATATCCTAACATATATTAATGTCATTCAAATCTCTTAAGACACCATTGAGATATCCTGGTGGTAAATCAAAAGCAATTAAGACACTCTCAAAATGGTATCCTAAAAACATATCAGAGTATCGTGAACCATTTATAGGTGGAGGATCGATTGCGATAGATATTACCAAATCAAATCCAGACATATCAGTTTGGATTAATGATCTCTATGTACCTTTATATAATTTTTGGATACAACTTAGAGATCGGGGTGAGGAACTATCTGAGAGAGTTCGTGAAGAGAAACAAAATACTTTGGATGAAGGAGACAAAGACAAAGTAACCGCAAAGGCAAAGAATCTTTTTAACAAGTACAAAGAAGAGATTGATACATACGATGACTTTGAAAAAGCAGTTGCATTTTTTGTGATGAACAAATGTAGTTTTTCTGGTTTAACAGAGAATAGTACATTTTCACAGACAGCATCTAATTCTAATTTTTCTTTAGTTGGTGCTGATAAACTAAAAGAATTTTCAAAGTTAATCAAGAACTGGAAGATAACTAATGTTGATTATTCAGAAGTAATGAGTACAGATGGTTCTGATGATACATTTGTATTTCTCGATCCTCCTTATGATATTAAAGACTTTCTTTATGGTAAAAATCGTGAGATGCATAGATCATTTGATCATGAGTTATTTGCAGAAAATGTTTTTAAATGCAAACATAAGTTCATGATAACTTACAATTTAAATGATAGGTTAACAACTCTTTATGAAGACTATAACTTGAAAGAGTGGAAGTTAAGATACTCTATGGCACATCGTGGAGATAAAGGAACTGATGAAAATGTCAAGACAGAATTATTAATAACTAACTATAATATAAATCCGACTAATAAATTACAGGAGATGCTCTACTAATGTCAGACTACTCGGAACACGTAAATGATTTATGGGAGGATATGGATCGTCTCAACGCAATGTATGAGGAACTCATGTGGGCAAATGATGATGTTTTAGAATTTGTTGCTGATTATGAGAATAATCAAATTATTATCAAAAATAAATCTATGAAAAATGATTGAATTAAAAGATTGGTTAAATTCAATTAATCAAACTAAAAAAAATTTGATTGATGAAGATCCCTCACTTGAAAAAAACTATTCTCCTTACATAATTAATCGTATATTTTCTGGACATCTCGATGCAATTATGTTTGCAAATGAAATGAATCAGTATCATTTCTTACCAAAGAAGATGCAATATGATTTTTTTCTAAATACACTCAGAGTTAAGAAAAGATTTTCACCTTGGCTTCGCAAGGATGAAATCAAAGATCTAGATTATGTGAAACGTTACTATGGATATAGTAATGAAAAAGCAAAACAGATTCTAAAAATTCTTTCCAAAGAACAACTTAATTTTATTAAATCTAAATTTGAAACTGGAGGAAAACAATGAGTGTGGTTCAAGAACCAGAGGTGAAATGGACATCAGATCAAATGATTGAGATATCATTGAATGAACCTGATGATTTTTTGAAGGTAAGAGAAACATTGACTCGAATCGGTGTAGCATCTAGAAAGGAAAAGAAGATATATCAATCATGTCATATTCTTCATAAACAAGGAAGATACTTTATAGTACACTTCAAGGAATTATTTGCATTAGATGGAAAACATGCAAATCTCACTATGAATGATATACAAAGACGCAATCGCATTGTTCAACTTCTTGCTGATTGGGGTCTTATTACCATAGTTAATGTTGAAAAAATACAAGACATCGCACCTTTAAATCAGATTAAAGTATTAGCATATAAAGACAAAGGTGACTGGATACTAGAAACGAAGTATAATATAGGTAATAAAAAGAAAAAAGTTGACGATAAAGAATAACCTCTATACAGGTCTTACTGAAAGACTTTTCTATACTCTAGGTAAAAGACCTGAGACAGCAAACATCCATGATATGTACATGGCATTAAGTTACGCTGTCAGAGATCAGATGATGTCATATTATCTGGCAGAAAAAAATACAAAGAAAGAAGTTGCTTATCTTTCAGCAGAATTTTTAATTGGTCCTCAGTTAGGAAATAATCTTCTGAACTTAGGGATCAGAGAAGAGGCAAAGGAAGCAGTCAATAATTTTGGATATAATTTAGATGATATATTAGAGTGTGCAGAAGAACCAGGTTTAGGTAATGGTGGTCTTGGTCGTCTTGCTGCGTGTTATATGGAATCTCTTGCCACACTTAAAGTACCTGCCACTGGTTATGGTATAAGGTATAAGTTTGGTATCTTCAAGCAAGAGATTAAAGGTGGACAACAGATAGAGGTTACGGACAACTGGTTACATGGTGATTGGCCGTGGGAGTTGTGTTATCCTGATGAGTCCTGTCTTGTTGGATTTGGTGGTAAGGTAGAGCATTATATTTCAGATCATGGTAATTATAGATGTCGTTGGGTTCCGTCCGAACAAGTTGTCGCAGTGCCATATGATGTCTTACAGTTAGGTTATGGTGGTAACAGTTGTAATCGTTTGAGATTATGGAGAGCAGATGCAACTGAGATCTTTGACTTCTATGCATTTAATATTGGTGACTACATGGGATCTGTTGAGCAGAGTGTGTCTTCTGAAACAATATCAAAAGTATTGTATCCAAACGATGGCACAGACCAAGGTAGACAACTTCGATTGAAACAACAGTTTTTCTTTGTTAGTGCATCACTACAAGATATGATTCGAAGTTTAGATAATCGTGACATACCGATTGAAGAGTTTCCAAATCATTATACTTTACAACTGAATGACACTCACCCTGCTGTTGCAGTTGCAGAGATGATGAGATTGTTAGTTGATGAAAAACACATTGATTGGACATCAGCATGGGATATTACAAATAAATCAATTGCATATACAAATCATACACTTCTACCAGAGGCATTGGAGAAGTGGGATTTAGCATTGTTTAAAAATCTTTTACCAAGACATCTTGAAATTATATTTGAAATTAATGCAAGATTCTTACAGACAGTTAGGATTCAATATCCTGGTAATGATGCGATTTTGAAAAAGTTATCAATCATCGATGAGTCTGGTAATAAGTCAGTTCGTATGGCACATCTTGCAACTGTCGGATCACATCATGTGAATGGTGTTGCAGAACTTCATTCTGATCTCGTTAAGAAACAGTTGATGCCTGAGTTCTATGATTTGTGGCCACATAAGTTTACTAATGTTACAAATGGTGTCACACCACGTAGATGGTTAGCACTATCAAATCCTCCACTAGCAGAAGTGCTTGATGAGTATGTGGGATCTGATTGGATCACAAATATGAACTTGCTCGGTGACTTAGAAAAATATCATAATGATACAAATGTATTAGATAAAATAACTGAAACAAAGTTGTTAGGAAAACATAAATTAGCAGTTTATATCTTTGATACTTTAGGAATCTCAGTTGATCCGATGAGTATGTTTGATGTTCAAGTTAAAAGAATACATGAATATAAGAGACAACATCTATTAGCACTTCAAGTTATTATTCAATATCTTCGTATTAAAAATGGAACTGCAAAAGATGTATCACCAAGAACAGTTATATTTGGTGGTAAGGCAGCACCAGGTTATTATATGGCAAAGTTGATCATTCAGTTTATCAATGGTATTGCAAACGTAGTCAACAATGATCCAGAAGTAAATGATTTACTCAAGGTTGTATTTTTACCAAACTACAGTGTGAAGTTAGGAGAGAAGGTATATCCTGCTGCCGATCTATCTGAACAAATATCAACAGCAGGTAAAGAAGCATCAGGCACAGGTAATATGAAGTTCCAGATGAATGGTGCTCTTACAATAGGAACACTTGATGGTGCGAATGTAGAAATTCGAAATCTTGTTGGTGAAGATAACTTCTTCTTATTTGGTTATGATGAAAATCAAATTGGTCGGTTGAGAAATAATTACAATCCACATAGTTACATTTTTGATGAATTGAAAGAGGTATTTAATTTAATTGACAAAGGACATTTTAGTGGTGGAACAAAAGAAACATTTAGACCTATACTTGATAACTTAATCTACGATGATCCGTTTTTTGTGTTGGCAGATTTACCTGACTATCTTCGTGCTCAAGATACTGTAAGTCAAGTCTGGACAGATAAGAAAAAATGGAGTAGAATGTCATTATTAAATATTGCAAGATCTGGTTTCTTTTCTTCAGATAGATCTATTAAAGAATATTGTGAAAAAATTTGGAAAGTATGAAAAAATTTATTTTTGATGTTGATGGTACACTAACTCCAAGTCGAAAACAAATCGATTTAGGTTTTGGAACTTTTATGATAAAGTTTGCTTGTTTACATCCTGTGTACTTAGTAACTGGAAGTAATCGAGAGAAAACAATCGAACAGATTGGTTTAGATTTATATAATAGATCAAAGAGAGTTTACAACTGTGCAGGAAATGATATCTATGAGAGAGAAAATTTAGTATATCGTAATTCTTGGACTCTTCCTGAGGATGCAAGAAGGTTCTTACAGGATGAATTGGATTATAGTCAATTTCCACTGAGAACTGGAACACATATTGAAAAAAGACCTGGTTGTGTAAATTTTAGTATTGTAGGAAGAAATGCTCTGTTTGAAGAAAGAGAAATTTATAAAGAATGGGATGAGATTCATAACGAAAGAATTGATATTGCAAATAGATTTAATTTAGAATTTCCTGAGTTGTTTGCATTTGTTGGTGGAGAAACAGGTGTTGATATATCTTCAAAGGGATCTGACAAAGGACAGATAATAAGAGATTTTTCTTTTGATGATGAATTACATTTCTTTGGAGATCGTATGAATGAGGGTGGAAATGATTATCCTTTAGCACTAGCAGTACAGAAAAGGGACGGTTTTACGTACCATGTAAAGGATTGGGAGGACACCCGAACTCTACTTGAAGAGTTTTCCACACCACCTGCAAAACAATTGAGTTTATAATTAGTATTGGATGCCGAAAGGATCCACATCTAATACTCGCTTACTAAGGAGAACTATGAACTTACAAAGATATCACTCTGCAAATTTACCAGAGTTGATGAAAATAATTTCTAAAAACGGCATAGGTATGGACGATTACCTTGACCGATTTTTTAATTCTTATGAAACCACAACAAACTATCCACCTTACAATTTAATTCATGTAAATAATGTTGAATCTGTGTTAGAAATTGCTCTTGCAGGATTCGGTAAGAAAGAACTAAAGGTTTACACTGAATATGGAAAACTCATTGTTGAGGGACAAAAAGCAGATAATAAAGAGACATCATCCGAGTATGTCCATCAAGGCTTGGCTCAAAGAAGTTTCACAAGAGAGTGGACTATTTCAGACGATGTTGAAGTCAGAGAGGTTCAATTCAAAGATGGACTTCTTACCGTTAAGTTGGGTAAAGTAGTTCCAGATCATCATGCAAGGAAAGATTATCTTTAATGGTTAAGGGATACGATTTATTTGGAGATCATGGGAGAAACTTGCCCACTCCTCACGGTAGTGGGGCAAGACCCATGTATGGTGACATGGGTAAGTCTTGTAGACCAGATCCAAATCGTAAGATTGAATATCCTTGTGTTATTGCTCTGTTCACTCTTGACTCACATAACACGAGTTACTTCTTTAAAAGAGAAGACGGTACATACTACTGGTTACATTGTCGCAAAGGAAAGGATGATGTATATGTAGATGCAGATGAGATGCAATTAGATCTTTTAGGAAATGATCCAATTCTAAGCACAGAGTACATTATGAAAGCAATTTTTTAGGGATCTTGACAGATCCCTTTTTTCATGATATACTATATGCAAAGTAATTAAAAACATAATGGGAAACATTACTAATCGATCAAATAGTCAGATTTGTTTATCATTTGGAAAGAAAGAAGAAAAACTTTTAGAGGCTCTAAATATCATGTGTGAAGAGCAAGGATATACTCGATCTGGATGGTTAAAGCAAAAAATTAGAGAAGAAATTGCAAAAAATGACAACCTGAAATAAATTCCATGGACAAAATAATTAAAGTTATTTGTTTAACAACAACTCATCATCTTTTAATAAGTCAAGTAGAAGAAGTCACTCCAATGGATATTGGTCAACCAGATTGTAGATTAACTCATCCTTATTGGATTGATACTGAATCTGGTTCTTTGGCATTAACACCATTCTTAATGAGTGTTTCAAGAGACATTGACTATATGATGAGTTCTGATAAAATATTAACATTAGCAGAACCTGCACCAACACTGCTTGAAAAGTATCTAGATTTAATTAAAGAATGAGATTTTACACAAACGTACAATTAGTTGGAGACAACTTTTTAGTTCGTGGAGTAGAGAATGGAAAACATTTTGCCACTCGTGAGAAGTTTTATCCAACTCTTTTCGTCTCTTCTAAAAAGAAAACAAAATATAAAACACTTGAAGGTGAATATGTTGAATCAGTTGAACCTGGCACTGTAAGAGAATGTCGTGATTTTATTAAGAAGTATGAGGGTGTAGAGAATTTTAAAATATATGGCAATGATCGGTATATCTATCAATATATTTCTGATAAGTATCCAGAAGATGAAATTAAATTTGACACACATCATATAAAAATAACTACAATTGATATTGAGGTTGCATCAGAGAATGGATTTCCTGATGTAGAATCTGCTGCTGAAGAAATATTACTTATCTCAATACAAGATTATAATACAAAACAGATACGTACTTGGGGTCTAGGACATTTTAACAATAAGCAAGATAATGTTATCTACAAAGGTTTTAGCACTGAGTATGAACTCTTACTTAGTTTTATTAACTGGTGGATGATAGAAGAGAACACACCAGAAGTTATTACTGGATGGAATAGTGAACTGTATGATATCCCATATCTTGTTCGTCGTCTTGATCGAATACTCGGTGAGAAACTCATGCGTCGTATGTCACCATGGGGATTAGTGAGTGAACGTGAGATTTATATTGCTGGACGTAAAAACATTTCTTATGATATTGGTGGAGTCACTCAATTAGATTATCTCAATCTCTATAAGAAATTTACCTATAAGGCACAAGAATCATATCGTTTGGATTATATTGCATCTGTAGAACTTGGACAGAAAAAACTTGATCACTCTGAGTTTGATACGTTTAAGGACTTTTATACAAAAGGATGGCAGAAGTTTGTAGAATACAACATCATTGACGTGGAACTTGTTGACCGTCTGGAAGACAAGATGAAATTAATCGAACTTGCAATTGTTATGGCATATGATGCCAAGGCAAACTATGCTGATGTGTTCTCACAGGTTCGTATGTGGGATACGATCATATACAACTATCTTAAGAAAAGAAATATTGTTATTCCTCCAAAAGAAAGATCTGATAAATCTGAAAAATATGCAGGTGCATATGTAAAAGAACCAATACCTGGCAAATATGATTGGGTGGTTTCATTTGACTTGAATAGTCTGTATCCACATTTGATCATGCAGTACAATATTTCACCAGAGACGTTGCTTGAACAAAGACATCCATCAGTTACTGTTGATAAAATTCTTAATCAGGATGTTACATTTGAGATGTACAAGGATAGTGCTGTATGTGCGAATGGTGCAATGTATCGTAAAGATGTAAGAGGATTTCTTCCAGAGTTGATGGAGAAGATTTATAAAGATCGAACCATATATAAGAAAAAGATGTTGGAGGCAAAGCAGCAATATGAGAAAAAGAAGACGAAGAAGTTGGAAAAAGAGATTGCCAGATGTAACAACATTCAAATGGCGAGGAAGATACAACTTAATAGTGCTTATGGTGCTATCGGTAATCAGTACTTTCGTTATTACAAATTAGCAAATGCGGAAGCAATCACTCTGTCTGGTCAGGTATCGATCCGATGGATTGAAAACAAAATGAATAAATTTATCAACAAAATATTAAAGACGGAGAACGAAGATTATGTCATTGCTAGTGATACTGATTCTATCTACCTTAACCTTGGTCCTTTGGTGGAGGTCATATACAAAGGGAGAGAGAAGACTAATGAAAGCGTTGTCACGTTCCTTAATAAGATCTGTGAGATGGAATTTGAAAAGTATATTGAGAGTTCTTATGAAACGTTGGCCAAGTACGTAAATGCCTATGATCAGAAGATGTTCATGAAAAGAGAGAATATTGCTGATCGTGGGATCTGGACTGCAAAGAAAAGATATATTCTTAATGTCTGGGATAGTGAAGGTGTAAGATATGATGAACCTAAACTTAAGATGATGGGTATTGAAGCAGTCAAGTCATCAACTCCTGCACCTTGTCGTACAATGATTAAGGATGCACTTAAGTTGATGATGAATGCAACTGAAGATGATGTGATTGATTTTATCGACAATTCTAGAAAAGAATTTAAGAGTCTACCTCCAGAAGAGATTGCATTTCCAAGAACAGCATCTGATGTTCGTAAGTATAAAGCATCTTCCACCATATATGCGAAAGGAACACCGATTCATATAAGAGGTGCTCTTTTGTTTAATCATTATGTCAAGACAAAAAACTTGACAAATAAATATTCACTTATTGGAAATGGTGAAAAGGTAAAGTTCCTTTATCTTAAAAAACCAAATCTTATACAGGAGAATGTTTTGTCCTTTATCCAAGATTTTCCACATGAACTTGGACTTGACAAGTATATAGATTATGACCTACAATTTGAGAAGAGTTTTGTAGAACCACTCAAAACAATTCTTGATGCCATTGGGTGGAGTGTGGAAAAAACAGTAAACCTTGAATCATTTTTTATGTAATGGATTTTTTAAAAGAAATAGTAAAAGAGATTGGTGATGAATACACCCAAATCGCAGCAGATATAGATGAAACAGAAAGATTCATTGATACAGGAAGTTATATCTTCAATTCGCTTGTTAGCGGTTCCATTTATGGTGGTGTTTCTAGTAATAAGATTACTGCCATCGCTGGTGAAAGTTCTACTGGAAAGACTTATTTTGCCCTTGCTGTTGTCAAGAACTTTTTGGACAATAATCCTGATGGGTATTGTCTCTATTTTGATACTGAAGCTGCAATCACCAAGGGATTACTTGCATCTCGTGGAATTGATC